AAATTCAACTACATATTCATTTGTATCTAAATCCTTAATAGCATAAAGAGATGAACCCGAAGGTAAATAGTAGTTATTTAAATAAACAGACGATGTTTGCCACAATTGAGCAGGATATTCTGGTCTAGCATTAATTCTAAATCTATTAATACTTTGACTATAAAATGTTCCTGGGTTTTGTGCTAATGTTAATGTAGCAGGTGTTGTATCTAAAACTGTTTGTGTTGAGGATCCGGTATTCCAAGAAAAATCAAACCAACTAATTTGTAAAGCTGGTGGATAAATTGTATGTGTATCTCTTGAAAAATATTTTAATTCAGGTTGGATATCTTTATCATAAATAAATTCAACAGCTTGTTTTAAAATAAATCCATCATTTGAAATAGCCCCAGTATATCTAGCTCTAATAATATTAGTAACATTTAAATTTAAATCTTTACTATCAAAGAAACCAAATGTTACAGAAGCACTTACAGGATAAGTATTTGAATTAAAATATGGAACTGTTGAACCTGTAAACCAGTTTCCTCCCCCTGCAAAAGAATATGAAATATTATAAGAAGCAGTTACATTAGAAGGATAACCTGATGTTAACCATTTACCTCCTGCTGAACCAGAATATGTTCTCCATATCCAACTAGTACCATTAGTTATTGAAGGTTCATCTAAATATCTTCCAGTACCCATATCCCAAGTACCATATACTGGGTAACAGTCTACTGTAGTATTTGATTGTAAACCTGTAGAAGTAGCAATAAAACACTGTAAATTAGCTTTCCATAAATTATTATTTAATAATTGAGCAGAACTACTAATACCAATTTTATTTTCTAAAATATCATCAATTTCATCTTCAGAAAAATCAATAAGAAAACGGCTTGTTTGTGGATTTGGATCTGAATAAGCAAAAGATGTTTCTGTTGCTTCTATAATCTCATCTAATCCCGTATTCATATTAGGGAATAAGGAATATAATGTAGCGTCTTTTGTGGGAAATATTTTATATACTGCCATTTTATATTATTATAAATTTACTACTCTACCTTGAATATCTTGATTCGGATATTTTACTTCAAATATTGAAGGATCAAGAGATGGATAAATTACATTACCAATTGTTGCTGCATTTATATCGTAAGCATATGGTGAATATCCTAAATTTGTTCCTACAAAATTACTTATTGTTATATCTTTAACTGTTTGTACACCTGTTATTCTATCTAAAAGAATATAAAGATCTCTTAAAACAATAGGTTGATTGATTTGCCATTTATCAATAGCAAAATATGCTTTTAAAGCTTCAATACAATCAAATAATACTTGGTTACTATTAAATTCTGGGAGTACTATGATATCGAAATTTACTCCAATATTAATAATAAATCCGTCTTTAATATTAACAGCATCATTAACCATTCTATATTGAGATAGGTATGTAGTTAAATTTTGTTTTAATGCGGTTGATGCTGTGTTTAATTTGTTACTTGCATTATATGACAACACATACAAGTCTAATACGGAGTTAGATTCGCCTGCAGACATTGATTGTGCCTTTGTAGGTTCAATATATGCTTTAGCAATAACTCCATACTTAGCAGGCATTGATAATGCTCTTACTAAATAATCATCTTGAGTTACGTTACGTAATTGTGTTGCAAAATTTGCAGATGCATTTTGTCTAATTTCTTCAATTGTATCTCCATCTCCACCTCCATCAGCTGCTTCTGGATTGGTTACTGCTAATGAAGCAAATATAGTATTTGCGGTTGATGGGTTTAAGTTTGAATTTAGGAATGAAATATCTGCTACTAAATTCGTTAAATCATTTGATGGTACATTTGATTCAACACCACCACCTGTTAAGTATCTAACTGTTAAAGTAGTTTGTGAAGGTGCAATACCATAAGTTCTTGTAAATATAAAGTTTGAAGGAGCATAAGCTGTTGTTAACTTATATTTTTCAAACGGTAAACCTAAACCTACGTTATCAGAATTAGGAATAATTTCTTCGTCTGTGTCTGTTGCTGTACCAGCACCAAATTGTAATTGTAATGATCCTGAATTGATAAAGCGAGATATAAATCTTCTTTGAACTTGTTCTAATTTCAATAAATAAGGTGTATCACCTTCATATTGAGATAAGTTTGGATCATTTGGGTTTGTATTTTTAATAGAATTATAAACAGCATCTTGTGCTAAATAATCTACTTCATACCATTCATTGCTATCAGTATCAAATATATCTAAAATACCAATGATTTTATCAGCATTAATTTCTACTGTTGCAAACTGTTGAGGTGCACCAAATGAAAATTCAGTTTCATTGATTGTAGATGAAATTGCTTTTCTAGTTTTCTTTAAAAGATAATATAATGGATTATTAGATCCATCGATACTAAAAATAGAAACTTCAGTTGGATCACCAGAAGATGATACACTAAAATCTATAGGGTCTTCAATTAAGAATGAAATATTTGGGTTTGTAACTGATTTTATTTGTGCGTTTTGATTAATAAATAAAGCATAATCAAAATCAGGAACATATGTTCCTCCACTTCCACTAGCAGGTACCTGTTGGTAAAAAGTAATTGGAGCAGAAGCAACTTGAGTTACATTTGGTTTATAACCAAACATATAAGCTAATTCATATAAGTTATTTGTTTGGCGAGCATATTGTAAATATGTCTCTTGAACTTGATTATCTAAATAAAATGATAAAACATCACCTACATAGGCAGCCATCTCCATAAACATCATACCTGGTGATGTTGGAGTAAAATCATTATAAGTTGTTGGGAAATAAGTTTTAGCATAGTCTACTAAACTAGCTCTTAACTCACTAAAGTCCCTATTAATATACTGTATGTTTTTTCTTTTGGTTGCCATTATGTAAATACTATTTCTACTGTGTCACTTAAACCTGTGTCTTGGATATTATATTTTAATACTACGTTAATTTGATTAATATCTGGGAATGAATCTATGTTTAAACTACCTATAATAACACTAGGAAAGTATAATCCTAATTGATATTGGATATCTTCTTTTAATGAATCTAAATTTCCAGTGCTAATTTGTTGGAAAATAAATGCTCTTAAATTACCACCAAACGTTGGATTTAAATATATTTCATTCTTATTTGTTAAGAAAAAATTAATTAAATTAGTTTTAATTGCTTCTTTTGTAGTATAAGTTGTTCTAAATACTCCAGGAGCATTAAAAGGAATAGCTACACCAACACCTGTTCCAGGTTTGGTATCAATAGGATATATCTTTTTTGCTCCGAATGCCATTATTTACTCATTAAACCCATTATCATATCTAATCCTACTTCTCCAGCAGGTAATGCTCCATTGACATTATCTACAGGTCCTGAAGGGTTAAACTGACCAGCATATGCTGTTGTTGCCGGGGTGTTGTTTTGCATATCTTCTAATAAACCTCCAAACATAGCGCGTCTTTCAGCAGCATTTAGTTGTTTTGGTTTTTCAATGTGGGGTTGTGCATAAGTATCTTTTATTGATTCATGTACAACCGTTTTAGGAGCACGTACAGCTTCCAACAGGATATCTTTTAATTCCTCTTGGATGGCTTCTTTTACGGCTTCCTTAATAATTTTTTTAAAATCTGATGGTTTCATTGTTTATAAATATTAAAATTAGTAAGCTTTTAAATTATCTCTGTCAATTATTAGTTTGAGTTCATTAATTAATACCTGGTCATCATTTGTAAATGATAATTCGGTTTGAATTAATACAATACCAGATTGGTTTTTACCAACTGCACGTTTACGATTTACGGTAGATGTGTAAGGTACTGTCTCTATTTCGAAAATAAATCCCTGGTATGTTGTTTGGTTTTGGGTATTATCTGCTTGTAATTGAGCATCTGCTATATCTTGAATTTCTTTAGAAATTGGGGATAAAGGATTATTTGGGTCACATTTTGTTAAAAATGCATCTATTGATTTTAATAATGCTACTGCTGTTAATATAAATCCACCTACTATTGAAGCTACTAAAGCAGCACCACTAATAATTGATATTAATTTTTGTAATCTAGAGTTACCAGTAGCTGGGTCTATAAGTGCTGCTGTTTTAGCATTAGTTAAAGTAGCTAAAAGAGCAGGTAATCCAGCGGCTAATGGAGGAAAAGCTACGGCTGCTATTTTTGCAGCTATTTTTGCAGCATCAATTCCTTTAATAAAAACTTGTAATATATTTAAAAATGTAGCAACACCAGTTAATGATATTGTAATAACATTTAATACTCTACCTATTTTATTTAATTGACTAACTATTAAATCTCTTTGTTGTCTAATTTTAGCTAATGTAGCAGCATCCGGACAAGCATCAATATCTAAAAACTTTTGTATGTAAGTATCTATTAGATTTTTTAATGCTGGATTGATTATTTTTTTAACTTGATTGCCTATTACTAATAATAATAAAGGTAATTTAGCAATTCCCATTGCTTTTAAATCAGATGGAGTTGCATTTTCAATTTGATTAGCATCTATGGTTTCAGCATCTTGTTGGGATAATATAAATTGATCATCAGCAGCTTGCTGTAATCTTTCTTGTTCTTGTTCTTCAGGAGTAATAGTAGCCATTATACAGTAAAATTAGAATTAGATTTTAATTTTTCAAGATTACCCTGAATTACTTTTAATTGGATTGAAAGTTGGTTTGCAGCAAGGTTTAAAGGAACAATTGGTGTTCCTGGGGCTGTTGAAACTACTCCAGAACAGATTTGTAAAAATGAATTTAAATTATCAATTAAATTATTTAAAGTAGCAATTGTGCTATTACCTAATAAAACGGGTTCAGTAGCATTTTTAGATCCTAAATATAAGTTTCCTGATTGTATAGTTACATTTGGTGAATCTATATTTACATTTTCAACCGCATTTAAATTAATTGATTTTTTAGAACTTAATAAAATATGATCTAAAGTTGAATTAAATACTAAACGTCCTGAATTTATAATAATTTGCTTTCCAGCATATTGATCAGGGGTTTGAGGTGGGTTGTTTTTATAACTAAAATAAGAAGTACTTGAGGCCTTTAAAGGTATTTTTTGAGTACTGGTTTGGTAAATAGAAGAATCATCATTATTAATATCTTCTACTGTTGGAATCCAACCTTCCTCGGTTTGAACACCTTGCCCATTTCGAAGAATCATAATAGGATCACCATTTGTACCAACTGAAGACCAATTGTTTGGTGTATTTTTTACTGTAGAACCAATTCTTATACTATTACCCCATCTACCTTCATAAAGTATATCGCCTTCAAAAGGTAATAATGGATGAATATTAGAACGTTCAATAAACGTTTTACCTAAAAATATTTCGGTTGATTGATCTGTTACTCTTCGAACATTACCTCCAGTTGTTTGAATATAATCTTTTTGTTGGGTTGGGGGTAAAGCATTTGGAGCTGTTGGAAAAGCATTATGATGAGGATGATTCCAAAGTGAAACTATATTAACATAATATTCAACTGTATTTGAAGATATGGTTTCAATTTCAGTATTTGGGAGTCCAATTAAATAAACAATTTCATTAATTAATGGTAAATTTTTAAAATTACCGGCTAATGGTCTTGCTGTAGGTAATGATGGAGAAGGTAATGGATTATTAACATCTTCATATTCAATAATACCTAAACCATTCCATGCTCCTAATTCTTGAAATCTTGGATGAGATTCATCTAAAACTATACTTAATACTCGTACTGCTTTAATTAAATTAGCTTGAGAAATAGCATTTGCAACGTTAAATCCATTATTAGCGTTAGCATTAAGTTGTTGATTTAGTGCTGCAAATCCATAATTTCCCATTATTTATCTCCTTTTAATTCGTTCATAGCAGCTAATAACTGCTCTTTTTCCTCATCAGAAATAGTAAGAGAACCATCAGATGATACTGTGGCCATAGCACGTTGTGCTAACGCAGCCATCTTAATTAAAATATCATCGTTTTTAACGCTAATTTCCATATATTCCTTAATTAAAGGAACTACTAAAGTAGCATCCCCAATATCAGAAATTAAAGGTTTTAATTCGGAAATTAAAGCAGTAACCTGTTGGTCTTTTTTCTTTTGGTTATTATAAATTTCTTCTAAAACATCGGAGAATTTTTTCTTACCAAAAATAACATTATCAAATTGTGACATAATATACAATATTAGTTTATTATAAATATTAAAACTAAAAATTTGTATATCCGTGTTCTAAATAAAAGAAGTAATGTTGCTTAAAAATATCGTATAGCTGGTTAGCTATTTTAGTAATTTTAGGAGTTTTAACATCTATAATTTCACGGATATAAATGTAAAGTGCTTTTTTATTAAATATATCTAAATTTTCACGATTACGAAATAATTCAAGAATAGCATCTGCTATTTGAGCATCATATTCTTTTGGGAATATTTTTGTTAAATTTTGACTACAATGTTCTGTATATAAATCTATAAATTTAGATAAACGTTCATTGTGATTATCACCATCAATATGATATGAGTGATTTTCATCTTCTTCTAAAATCTCAATTGGAGCTGTATCAACACGTTTTTTATAATTTTTCTGGTTTGATAAAATCAAATAACGTTTAGCAATAGTTCCAAAATATGAATATGCTTTAGCCCCACGTTCGGGGTTGAATAAATGAATTTTTGATAATAAAAATGTTATTACCTCATGTTGTAAGTCCTCAATATTATCAACCTCGGTATAATAGAACTTAAATGTATGGATGATGTTTTCGGTTAATTTAAAGAAGGCATAATGAATCCTTTCATTATATATTCTACTCCTTAACTCTGGGTCTGGGGTATTATTATAAAGTACAATAGCATCCTCAGTTGCTTGAGTAAAGTATTGTACCCCCTTCTTTTTTTTCTTAACTACTACTTCTTCCATTACTTAATATTCTTAATAATGAAGGAGTTTAAGATTGTTTGAATACTTTGGATTTGAGTGAAAAAGAATCCTACTTCATCGTCGGACTTAAAACTACCTCTAGCGTCTACTTCCATCATCTTTTTTTCTGATTCCTCGATAACATCGGAAATCTTATTAAGATAAGACATATAACCTGCTAAAATGTCCTCCTGTTTTTCGTTTTTACGTAGGAGGTTAAAGGTCGTGAATCCAAGAGTCACGACCAATATTGAAAGAATTACAATTGTTAATATCATAAATTATCTAATAAGTTTTTTAATCCTTCACTTTTCACACTACCTAATGCTTTTTGTTTAGAGGCAGCGGGTGTTGGATATTTTTTATTTGACTCCAATGTAAATTTCTTCTTTTGCTCCTCCACGTTTGAATTAAATTTAGGTAACCACTCCTTTTCAAATTCGATTCTTGCGGCCATTAAATCGGCCTGATGTACAATAAATGGAAGAGATGTACGTGGTTTTTGTTCAGGCATATAAGTCATTAAATATTTCTTATTACCTTCATCATATAACCCATCATGAGTCTGGATAGCTATCATTTCATTGAAGCTATATTGGATACCATGAGATTGAAGTAAGAATAAACCACGATCGGGAACAGAGGCAAATGGGACTTTAGTATTAAACATATAGTCTTCACCAAGTTTATTACGTCTCCATTCATCTGTTTGAGGGATATATGATTCTTCCTCTTCGGAACCCATTTTACCCAGATCATGATTAAGAGCAGCAAATACTAGTTCTTCTTTAGTGTAAGTAGTTAAATCGGCTCCCATTTGTCCCCATAAATCATGAAGATGAAGAGCACCTTTAATAACACGATTTACGTGATCTACATACCCCCCAGGAAAAGCATTGTGGTATTCTTTTTTATGAGCAGCAGGCATCAAAATGATTCTGTCCTCAAATTTTTCATAAAACTCGATCAATTTCTCCTTACGTGGGGATTGAATATGATCATTGATGTAACCTAAGAATTGAAGCCAATTCTGTTGAATTTGTTCAGCTGTTAATTGCATAACTTAAAATTGATTAATTTCTCCGGGACCTAGTGGTTCTTGTTGAACGAATGCTTTAGTTTCTTGAATTGATTCTCTAACTTCTTGGAGTACTTCCTCAAATTGTTCCCTTGAACCTTGGCGACTTAGGATAAAATGTAATTTCTCAATTCCCCCCTCGGCTCGCTCTAACCGTCTCATCATTATTTCTCTATTCTTCATATTTTCTTCTTTTTTTTTCTTCTCTCGTATCTCAAATATAATAATTAGAGATGGTATCGCCAAGCTTACTTTAAGAGACTTTCGAGAAAATCTTGAACCTTTTTAAGATGCGCACATTTTTCGTATTCTTCGAGCTCCTGGAAATATAATATTACTACTTTAGTGTAGGTTAATAGGATTTCGTCTGCGTAATGTGTTAAAGCGTTTTGGTGTAGTGGTTCTTTAATATCGATTTTATTAATCCAATACCAAGCTCTATTATATACTATAAATTCACCAGCATTCTCTACATCATTCATATCTAATTCACCGTCTAAATCTTTAAATGAATTAAGTATTTTATCATTAAATGATTGGTGATTATAAATAAGTTTCTTGAACATTCCAACCCAAAACATAGGGTGTTGTTTATAATCTTCCAGTAGATAGGACATATCCTGATTTACACCAGAATTTGATTTGGGGGTTTCATCCTCATTACCAAATAATCCAAAGATTTTATCTACGTTCACGTGCATAAATATGCAATATAACCAATATTATAGCGTTTATAACAACATTTCATATCCAGATCACGGAGTTGTGCGCTGGTTTATCCAATATAACTATATACAAAGAGCCGACTAATGCCGGCTCTCTATAAAATATTTAATATTTAATTACTTTATATCGCTAGATTCGATAAGAGTATAAGTAAATGATTTACCGTGTACAGCAGCTGCTTTTCTAGCTAATACCATAAACGCGTCAAAGTCAGCAGACTTTTTAAATACTTGACATCCC